GGCCTTGGATTCCTTGACGAGACTGAAGTCTCCGATATCCCCGGTGCGGTTCACGCTCCGATGCCTGCGGTGTCGGCGTCGCTGCCTACGATTGTTGACTCCAAGCCGAAGGCGGCGGTTGTTGTCGAGGCTGCAAAGACTGACAACGAAAGCGCGCTGGAGCGACTGCGTCGCAAGGCTGGAGCCGTGGTTACAATCGAGGAGGAGTCGCCCGCTGCGTCGGAGCAGCCAGCCGCGACACCAAGCCCCCGGAAGGGTCGGGGTGCCACTGCTCCTAGGCAGGAGAGCGCCCCGACCTCCCCGGAGGGTGAGTACAAGCGAGTGAAGTTCAAGTACCTCGATGTGCGCACCACGAAGGCCGGTCAGGGCTATCTGAGCATGAAGACCCACGAAAACGAGCAGTTGAACTGTTGGGATACGGCGCTTTGCACGGTGCTTGAGGAGATCGGAACGGATGTTGATGTTGACATCCTGACCCAGAATCCTCCGGCTAATGCGCCGCAGACCGCTCGCCCGAAGATCGTTGAGGTTCGTCGTGTTGAGGTTGCAGCCGCGCAGGAAGTTGCGGCTGGCGAGGACGGCATTCCGTTCTGATCACTCGTGGGTAGGGGCGGGCTTCGACGGTAGCCCGCCCCTCACCCATTCGCATGGAGGCGAACAATGCACATTGTGAGGTTGGAGGCGCACGAGGTCACTGCTGCTGGCCTTGTAGGGTTCCGCAGGCAACTGCGCGCGAGCCTTCGTTCTGATCGCCCATCGTTTCCCGAGCGATACCCCGGCCAACTGTGGTACAACCATATTGCCGGAGCCTGCGCGGAATGCGCGGTAGCCAAACTGCTTGGAGTCTATTGGGATGCCAGCGTGGACACCTTCAACACGACCGACCTTCCGGGACTGAACTGCGAGATCCGGTTCAGCCCTTCTGGGAAGCCGAAGGTGAAGCCGCGAGACGAGCGAAACATCATCGCCGTCGTGGGCAATGCAAGCGAGATCGATAGGTACGAGGTGGTGGGTTGGTTACCAGCGAAAGATGCGAAGAAGTCCGCGTGGGAGTCTGCTGACCTGCCGGTCTGCTGGTTTCCTCCACTCGACTGCTGGAGAGACATAAAGACACTTCCTCGCGGGGGGGCTGGAGTTGTCTCGTCAAAGTGATTACGCTGCCACCATGTTCGCTGCACGGTTGTGTAGTCACTAACGCCATGTCCCGCCGTCGATCACAGTCGAAGGCTGGGTTTAGCGTCGAACATCATGGTCGCCAGATCCATGTTGTGAAGGTCGAATCCGAAAGCACGAAGAACTGGGAACAGTGGATTCTGCTGCGTTCGGATGCGCACCACGATTCAAAGCATTGCCGCAGAGATATCGAACTGCGTCACCTGCAAGAGGCCGTCGAGCGCAACGCGATCGTGCTGGACCTTGGCGACTGCCTAGATCTAATGCAGGGGCGGGGCGATAATCGAGCCAGCAAGTCGAGCCTGCGAAGCGGCCTGCTTGCATCTAACTACTTCGACAGAGTCATTCGCGAGGCGGCTGACTTCTACACCCAAGAACACAAGGGCGTCAAATTGTCTAGGCAGTTTGCGCTATTGGGCCAAGGCAACCACGAATCTGCTTGGCTCAAGTTTCACGAAACATGCCCCACTGACAATCTTGTCCGCGCCATTAGAACTGCTGACCCAAGTAGTCAGATCGGGGCAGGTGCATACGGAGGCTATGTCCATTTCCAGTTCAAGATTGGAAGTGGTAGCGAGAGATCATTCACGATCCGCTACTTGCACGGCGCCTCTTCTGGTGGTCAGATCACGATGGGGGCGCTCGACGCGAAGCGAATCGCCTCGTGGGTTGTTGACGCCAACCTGATCGCGATCGGACACACGCACGACTCGATGGTTCTGCCGTTGCCGCGCGAACGGTTCAGGACGAAGAACGGCAAGTTCTTCATCGAGAACGAAGATGTTGGATTCGTGCGCGTGGGCACCTACAAGGATGAGTTCTACCAAACCGAAGGCATGGGGTGGGCCGTCGAACGCGGCGGCGGACCAAAGCCGTTGCGCGCAAAGTGGGTTCGCCTGTACCCGGTGTGGGAATACACGAAGGGGAACGGAAAGACACATCACCGTGGGATCCTGAGGCTTGGGTGGGATGTCTACGACGCCACCTAAATTCCCCTGCTCATCCTGCGGCTCGTGCTGCAAGCGAGCGTTTTTGCTGCGCGACTGGTTTGCTGAAGTTGGGATTGAGATAAACGAAGACGGGTCGTGTGAGCATCTGGATCAGGACAACCGTTGTCGGATCTATGAAAGCCGCCCAAGTTTCTGCCGCATCGGCAATGCGAAGCCTGCCGATATGCCTATCGAGGAGTACTGGATTGCCACAGCAAGAATCTGCAATGTCTGGATGGACCAAGACGGAGTGCCAGTCGAACTGCGGATTGATGAGTCCGCGATCAAGGGGCAAAGCAATGCCATCGGGATGGTCAGAGAAGAAACTGAAATCTGAAACCCATCGCGACCGCGAATTGAAAGAGATGGGCGCAGAAGAACTTCGAAGGTGGGCGGAGTCTGAAGTCGGCAAGGCGTTCGACCGTGAGTCCGTGCGCGCGATCCACGCTGCTCGTCTCGACGATTGCCTGCGCAGTCTGTTGAGCAGGCTGCGAGAGATCGTCTACCTCGATGGCATCGAGGACGATGTTCGCAGGAAGATCGCGAACACCATCATCGCACATGAAGAAATGCAGGAGCGGGCTACTCAGCCAGCGCCGCGACGGAAATGACTGAGCGCCGGATCATTCTGCCGCTGCCGCGAATCGAGGGATCGAACTCTCGATCGCACTGGTGCGTGAGGCAGAGGTCAGCAAAAACCGATCGCCTGCTGGCCGCGATCGAGGCTCGCGCTCTGGGTCTGATCGGCATCATCGAGAACCCGGTAGTCGAGATCGAGTGGTACACGAAGACCAGACGCATAATCGATTGCGACAACGCGCTGTCCCGGTGCAAGTCGTACATCGACGGGCTGACCGACGCCGAGTGGTGGTGGGATGACAAACAAATCAGGAAGATGTCAATCGAGGTCTTCCTGCCCGGAGAGGGGTGCGGCTTCACCGACAAGGTCGTGATCACCGCACGGCAGCGTCCACAACGCCCCACAATCGATCCGAAGGGCCGGACAGGCCGTCGTACCACCCGACCCGATCCGATCGATCCTGACGAATCCTAGGCGCCCGCGCTAGCCCTGAACCGGATCACTGCCGGTATGTTCCGGCATCCCTTCAGGTTATCGACCAGTTTCAGGCAGGCGTTGTATGGTCGTGTGCCGGTGTTCGCCCAGCCCTTCAGCAGGGAAGTCCAGACCACCTCGATCGTGTCCTTGTCGCAGCCCAACTGCGCGAGCCGCTTGTCCACTCCAGCGCGGTTCGCTTCGCACATGCGCATGACCTCTCCGACAGTCACATTCTCTCGCCGCGCAATCTGCTCCGCTGCCAAGTCCGAAATGCCCTCCCCAGCACCCCTCCCGAAGGGAGGGGTTGTGGTTGTGGTTGTAGTTGTGGTTGTAGGACGGTTACTGTCACAGTCACTGTGGCGTTGACTGCGGCGGCTGTTGACTGTTGCAATGTGGGCGCGGCGCTTCTCAGCAATTGAATTGCTGCGCTCCTTCTCCGCCAGCAGGCGAGGATGCGCCCAACCGCCATCGACCTCGACCAGTCTCGACTGGATCTGATCCCACTCGACGCCTTCGCTGCCTCCGCAGATCCTTATCCGCGCCGCGTGGTCCGCTGGAATCGATCCGGCTATCCACTGGTGCGACAGCAATCGGATGTAGGCGCCGACTGTTGCAGGTGACATCTCCAGCGTCGATGACAGGAAGTCTGTCGGGTAGAACGCGAACCACGGTAGTTTCTGTAGACTCATTTGGTGCGGCCTCCACTGCCGCGCCGCCCCGTTTCTATGCGGGGCGTTATTGTTTCAATAGTTGCGCCACATCAGCAGCGCAGCATCGCACTCCATGCTTGTGTCGATCCGACGCCTACGGCGCGGAGTCGGAATCTCTTCCTCCTCCAGCATCATCGAAGTCAGCGCCCCCTGACCGCCCGGGAACTCGCTCCATCCGTTTCCGACCCACACGGTGCCAGCGCGGTACGCGCCTCCGCCATCCCACACCACCATGTTTGGCGTCGGGGTCAGAACCAAACGGCCCTCGATCAGATAGGTCTTGGGGTTGAAGACGATCGCCTCATCAGCGCGCGCTGCACCCCAACAGAACAGCGCGAAAGCGACCACGCTACTTCGCGAACAGGTACGAACTTTCAATTGCACGAGCGGCCTCCAATCGGTTCTTTGCAGGCGGCAACGCTTGCCGCAGTTTCTTGAATATCTCACGCTCAATCCGGGCAACTTCCTTCGCCGGGATGTTCAGTATCTCACCCACTTCCTGCGGTGTGCGCAGCGGCCTGATTCCGCACCACCCGATCGCGGTTGAACGATCGTACTTGGTGGGAGCCAGCCTCATCGAAACTCCTTTGCTTCGGTCTGACAATTCATGCACACGGCAATGCCGCGCCTCTCAATTACCGCACCGGTGTGCGGATTCGTCCACTGGTACGGATCAACCGCGATCCAGTTCTCGTGCTGGTGAGTCTTGCACACCTCGCACCGGCCATCGAACAGCGGATCAGAGAATCGGCTTGTGATCATCCTGACCTCCAATCCATGCGGCTGCGCGCGCAGCGAACTTCGCGATATCCGACATCATCTTCCGATCGTGGATCTCGAAGATGTGAACATGTTGCGATGTCGCGAGCATCAGCCCGATGACTCGACCGCAGCAATCGCAGTCCTTCGTCATCCAGTTCAGGCTGCTGCCATCATCCGATGACAATTCCAATTCATCAGGCGCGTCTCCGGTTGGGCCGACGCGCTCGACTTCAGAGACGAGCATCGCATTGCGGCGAGCGAGTTTGTCGTTCTCCTGCGCCAGCCTCTTTGCCTCATCGCGGAAGTGTTCCGCTCGTTCCTCGCAGACTGCGAGCAGTGATCGCAGTCGCTTGACCTGCTCCGTGAGTTCCTTGTTCGTCATAGCCAAACCTCCAGCCAGCCGCGAGCGAGTGCGGCGATGGCGAATGCAGCACACGATACAGCACCCCAGCAGAATCCCAACCAGAACCACAGCAGTATTCGCGGGTCGATGGATTGTTTCATGGCTTCACCTTGAAGCAGTCCCAGCCGCGCTGTTGCGCGTGTTCCTCTGGCGTTCCGCCTTTCGCCTCCGCAATCCACCGACAACATTCGCGTTGCGCTTCTTCAGCCTTATCGCAGGCCAACACTCCAACCCCGTGTACCTGTTTGAAGGACGCATCCATTTGTTCGTGAATGCGGACACATAACTTCAGCGCCTCTCTCAACATTTCGATTTCATCAGCCGCTTGAGCAGCCATCCGCGCTCCGTGCAGCGTCGTGTTCATGCGCTGGATCTCTCGCAGCCTGTCAACAATGTCACTCATGGCTTGGCCTCGTCATCGATGATCGCGATACCTGCGTCGAGCATCATCTTCGTCGCCTGATTCGTCGCGTTATCCACAGCCTTCAGGAACTCCGGGTAGTCGCGCTGCTTCACGACGATCACCTTCGCGTTGTTGCACATCTCGCCTAGCACCCAGTTCCTAATCGAGGAACGCTTCACTGGGCCTGTGGTAGTCATCGCGACACCCCCTCACACTCAGCCAGTAGAAGTTGGAGAGCGGCGAGGCTGATTCGCTGTTCTCCACGGGCTACCAGCGATAGATACGCTGGACTCAATCCCGTTGACTTGGATAGTTCGCGCAGGCTCCGGCCACGCTTGGCCTGCTCAATCGCCAGCGGCCCGGTCGTTCGCAGCGCGGCATCCTGATACGCGGCCTGACTGAACAGTTTTTGCACGGTCTTTGCCAGAGTCACGGTTTCCCGTGGTGCGTTGCGGCTCATCGTGACGGGTACTTGTCGCCATGCGTTTCTCATCGCAGGTGCTCCCACTTCAGAATCTTGAACTCGACGAGGTGCTCGTTGCCCCACTCGTTGTCGATCTCTGTCACGAACATTCCCAGACGCTTGCCGCCGGGAGACGGCGCACTGGCAGTGTCCTTCCACACGCTGCATGGGAAGTTCCATGTGCGGTCTTCAATGCGGCGGAACTTGCGATTCTCGCGGACACGCACCATCCAGTATCCGGGCTGCTCGCGATACCACTCGCGAGTGACCTTGATCCATCCGGCATCGACCAGCAGTTGGATCGTGCCGACATCGGCGTAGGTCAGGTTGTCTAGGCTCAACTCGATCACGGTGTACTCCAATCGGTTCGGGTTTCTCAAATGTTCCTGCACGGTGCAGGCATTGGTGGCCCCCCGAAGGGGGCCACCGCAGCCAGCATCGTACCGGCATCAGGCGACGAGCGCCACAGCGGCATCGTAAGCCGCCTTGTTCAGATCTCCAGCCGTGCCGAACAGGACGCTGTCGACGCGACGGGTCGCGTCCTGCTTCTCGTTGCGCACGGTGCGCTCGTGGTTCGCGTACTGCGTGATCGCGTTGAGCGCCGCCCACACCGTGCCGTTCGTGGACTGGGCGGTCTGCCGCTCGTCGTCGCGGAAGTTCGCCAGCCACTGGGACACCTCGCCCTGATACTTCTGGGCGCGGCGACTCTTGGGGTTCTTGATGTCCTCCGGCGTCAGTTTGCCGTTGGCGCGCTGCCAGACGCTGGTGAAGAACGCCTGCAACTGCTCGTCGCTGATGCCCTGTTCCGCCATGCGCACGGCGTTCTCGCCGTAGGCACGGATCGCAGCCGTCGGGCCAGCCAGCCACTCTTGCACACGGGCGAGACGGCCTTCCGCGCTCGCGGTGTGCTTGATCTTGACGCAGTCGCCGTTGACCTCGCGCATCGCGATCGCGTGGGTGTTCGCGCAGACCACGCGGGTCGCGATGCAACCGATCGTCAGGCTCATCGACAAGTCGTGCGCACCACCGATGAACAGGTAAGGCTTCACCTTGTCATCGGACGCCGCGTAGATCGTGCCCATGTCCAGCAGGTACCAGACCTTGCGACCGCCACGGATGCTGCCAGCAGTCTCGACAGCCTTGTCGCTGAACTGGCTGACCTCGTAGGCGAGTTCCGCGATGTCCGCGTTCTGGATCGGCGTGTAGCCGTCCTTGCAAGCCGCGAAGACCTCGCCGGTGTCGCTGCGGACCACGACGCGGTTGTCGCCGCCATCGACCTGCCTGCCGTCCGTGAGGGTCGCCGTGATCGGGGCGACCTCGACCTGCCAGTCCAACTTCGCGACCTTGAGGGCGGTGCGGGCGTCCGTGCGCTCCGGCAGCACGGTGCCAAGTCCGTGCCACGCGGGCTGTCCGGCGAGCATCAGGCCATCGGTTTCGGTGATCAAGTGTGCCATGTCAGTGACTCCAATCTGCCGCTCTTGCGGCTGGGGTTGAGTGACTGTCAGGGTGGCGACGGTGCCGTCCTGACTCCTGCACGATACACGCTGTATCGTACAGGTCAAGAACTATCTGGACAATTTCCAGAGGATTCTTGGGAGGCCACCCCGGAGGGTGGCGACCCAAGCGCCCGCCGGGTCAGGTGCTGGCGGTTGCCTGTTCGACCTTGCTGGCGTCTCCGCAGCAGTCGAGGATCTCGTGCAGCAGGCGGGAAAGATTGTGTTCCGCCTGCTGTCCGACAGACGAGGCCATGCGCCTGCGACCCTCCACAACCCGCAGGAACTCTTCGCAACTTCCGAAGATGTTGGTTTCGCGGAACATCCGCTCCGCCTGATCAGACAACTTGGAGCATTCATTCGAGTGCTCGAAGGCCACCACCATCGTCTCCGCGTGGAGCAGCAGGTTCCGATACCAGCCGTCGTCGGCCTTGGAGCAGTCTGGCACGATCAATTCCCAGATCGTCCCGATGTAGCGCCTGATGGCGTGGAAGCGATTGTCCAGTCCGGGAGGCAGGTCGGCAAGCGAATTGATGTTGCGGATGATGCTGCTGACGAGTGCGGTGTTCATGGCTGTCTCCAATCTGGGCCTGCGGCCCACGGGTTAGTGAATCCTGCGACGGTGCAGGGGATGGGATCCGCGACTGCTGTGCGGATCCGCACCCTCGAACCGTCAGGCTGCGACCGCCTCGCTGCTCCGCACCGCCGCGTTGCCCTGTCGCTCCAGCGACTTCGTCATCTTGCGCAGGAATCCGGCACGGGTCGTGTCGATCACATTCGTCTCCAGACCGATGTGCTTGGTCAAGTCCTCGCGGTCGATCGCGCCGAATCCGTCGCGATCCTCGTACACGCGGGCCGCGACATCGAGCCTGAACAGCCACTCGTCGATGTTCTTGGCGGTGATCTTGCCCAGATCGACCACGAGCGTTGCCCAGATCAGGCGCTCCGTCAGGCCGCGCAGCGCGCGAGGGCCGCTTTCGCCCTCCGGGTAGTTGAAGCAGACGGTGTCCTTGTTGGCGACCTTCGAGATGTTCCAGTTGAGCGACATGTGAGTTCTCCAATCTGGCCCTGCGGGCCTTGAGGTTGCTGGTGTATTGTACACCATGATCGTGAGGCTGTCAAGTACCTGTTTCGTGAGTTGCTGGCGGGGTCAGTTCCACTCGATGATGTTGCAGACGATGCTGACGGTGTAGTCCGTGTTCGCCTCGACGCGCTGCCAGTGGAACACGCGGGCGCTGTCCTCGTGGCGAGTCTTGTACACGACGCGCTCGTGGCCGTAGGTGTCGCGGGCCACCACCCACCACGGGGCACGGTTCTTGATCGTTCGGCACTGCACGGTCTTGCTGCGGCCACCACCCAGAATGATCGATGCGGTCTTCATGGCTGTGTCTCCAATCCGCCCCTGTGGGGCTGTGTTGCGATTCCAGCGACGGTGCTGGCCGTCCCGCCCCCGAAGGGGCGGTGGGGCGAGAGCCGTCAGGCGGTGAGGGTGACAATGCTGGGCTGCTCTTCGTCCTTGAGCAGGTCGATGGCGCGCCAGAGCAGGTTGGTATTGACCTCCGCGTCCACTGCCGCCGCTGAAATTGCGCTGTCCTGTCCGCAGATGTAGTTCTTCGCCGTTGCGATCCTGCGGAGGCGACGAGTGTCAAGGGTGACTGCCTCGATGATGTCGCGCAGCGAGATGCAGGTATCTGCGTCGATGGCGTGGATCTGGAAGGCGAAGGTGATGTTCGCGACGCACCTGTCTGCGTGGGTCTGGAACCCCGTGATGCTGGCGATCTTGGTGGGATGCGACCGGAGTCGAGAGGCACTCTCGGCAAAGGTCTTGAGGTTGCTGGCGAGAACGCGGCGAATGTCGTAGGCGGTGGTGTGTTCCATTGTGATACTCCAATCGGTTCGGGTTGAGTGAGGTCAGCCACGCGGCTGATGTGAGTACGATAGCACATGTATCGTACAAGTCAAGTCATTAGTTGAGACAATCTGACCAGATTGTTGGCAATAAGATCGTAAGTGCTTCGTTCGCGAGGCTTTCTGGCTGCGTAGAAATCTTCGCGCGCGTGGGGATTTACACAGCCACAGACCACAGGGTAGGGTTCCGAACATGGAAGAGCAGCCAGCAAAGCAGCGGCGCAAAGCAGGACGGCCACCGAATGCAGAGCGAGCGACAATCGAAGCACAGAAAGAGCGCTGGCTGCAGGAGTTCCGCACCAAAGGCTGGAACGGCGCCTGCGCATCCGTTGGCATCGCGATCTCGACGCCCAGCAACTGGCGCCTCACCGACCCGGCCTTCAGGGCCAAGCACGAAGCACTCACCCCGCTGGTCGCTGAAGACTTGGAGCGACTGGTTGAGGAGGTGATCGCAGGGCGACGAACGCTCGACAAGGTGCAGATGACGCTGCTGATCTTCCGCCTGAAGGCGCTGAAGCCAAGCCTGTACCGCGAGCGCTGGAGCGTTGAACACAGCGGCCCTGACGGCGGATCGATCAAGGTCGAGCAGACAGGTGAGGCCCAGCACGGCATGGCCCTGCTGAAGCAGTGGGGCGGTCGCCTCTCCAGCAGCAACTGACCTCCCCCTGTCCTCCCTGTGGCAGAGCCGAACGACGCAGCGCTGATCGACCTGCGGAGGCGCGTCCTCACCGCGTCACCGGCGGAGCAGCCTCATCTGCGCGCAGCGTTCGCGCAGTCCTTCGCGATGTGGTGCGAGGCCACCGCGTGGACCTACCGCGTCAAGGTGATCGACGAGCATGGGCGCGAAGTGCCAGCAGCGCAGATGCACACGCCGTTCCTGCTGTGGCACTGTCAGGTCGAAGCAGCCGAAGCGATCATCGAGGCGATCCGCAAGGGCGAGGACTGCGTGATCCGCAAGAGCCGCGACATGGGAGCGTCGTGGCTGCTCGTCGGCATCGCTGTGTGGGGCTGGCTGTTCCACGGCTGGCAGTCGCTGCTGGTCAGCCGCGTCGAGGACCTCGTGGACCGCAGCGGCGACCCCGACTGCCTGTTCTGGAAGGTGGACTACCTGCTCTCCGCCCAGCCGGAGTGGCTGCTCCCAGCGTCGCCCAAGGCGCTGGAGAAGGGCGGCGCTCTTCGGCAGCACATGATGCTGCGCCACCCCAGCAGCGGGGCCACCATCGCAGGGCAGGCCAGCACGGAACACATCGGGCGCGGTGGCCGTCGCACCCTCGTGATCTTCGACGAGTTCGCTGCCCTCGACCACGCAGACGCAGCATGGCGCAGCGCGGCAGACTGCACCTCGTGCCGCATCGCCAACTCCACCCCCATCGGGGCAGGCACGGAGTACGCGCGCCTCGTCAGCACCGCACGGACGCAGGGGACTCCACGGCTGGTCGAGTTGATGTACTGGCAGCACCCAGAGAAGGGCGCGGGGCAGCAGGACCGGGTGGACGAGGACGGGGCGATCACCGGCTTCGCAGGGGCCACCTACACATGGACCCCGTGGCTGCAGGACCAGTTGAAGCGCCGCGACCGGATCGACCTGTGCCAGAATGTCTTCGCGGAGTCGATCGGCAGCGGGCAGGCGTTCTTCAGCAGCCACGCCGTCACCCAGCACCGGGAGGAGCATGCAGTCAGCCCCCAGCGGTGCGAGTTCCTCAAGGGCAAGATGGTCACCCAGTCTTCCGGCAGGTGGCGCATCTACGGCCAGCCCAGCAGGGCGGCGGAGTATGTCGCCTTCATCGACCCGTCGTACGGTACAGGGTCAGCCAACAGCGCGGTGTGCGTCATGGATGCGGAGACTCGCACGGTCATGGCGGAGTTCATCGATCCCAACATCGCCACCTACGACTTGGCGCTGGAGGTGGCTGCGGTCATGCGCAAGTTCTTCAGGGGCAGGCGCGAGGCTCTGGTGGGGTGGGAGGTCAACGGTCCGGGTGCGAACCTCCAGCACGACTTCGACCGCGCCCAGTACAAGGCCGTCTACCGGCAGAGGTCACAGGGGACACGGGCGGAGGCCAAGACCGACAGGGTGGGGTGGATGTCAACGAAGCGAACGAAACGGGTGCTGCTGGGTGGCCTTGCGAGGGCGCTGGCACAGGGCGAGTGCGTGATCTCCAGCGGCGACTGTCTGGACGAGATGCTGGAGTACATCGTGCTGGAGGATGGGAGCATCGAGGCCGGTAGCCGACGCGACGAATCGAGTGGTGCGCGAGAATCTCATGGCGACCGTGTCATAGCCACTGCTGGCGCGCTTATGCTGTGCGAGGAAGGTGTGGGTGCTCCGGAGCAAGCCCCCGCATACGAGGAAGACACCTTGGGTGCTATCTTGAAGCACGAGGAGATCATGCGTGGCGACCAGTAAGCGAAAGCGCGGCCCGAATCTGTCTGTTGGTCGCGGCGAGAAACTCCCGGCATCGAGGGGCGCAGGGCTGACGGCAAAGGGGCGGGCGAAGTACAACCGCGCAACGGGGTCGAAGTTGAAGGCTCCAACGAAGGACAAGGACAACCCTCGCCATAAGTCGTTCTGTGCGAGGAGCCGGTCGTGGCGTAGTGATCGCGGGCTTGCTGCCCGAGAAAGGTGGGGCTGCTAATGCCTCGCAAGAACTCACTGGTTGGCAACATCAATCGTCGGAAGAAGGCTGGAATCAGCCGTTCCAAGTCGAAGTCAACGGTTTCCAAGAAGGCGTATGCCGCAATGAAGAAGGGGTGGCGCTGATGCCCAAGGTAGGCAAGAAGAAGTTCCCGTACACCGCGAAGGGCAAGGCTGCTGCCAAGGCTTACGCGAAGAAGACGGGCAAGAAGGTCAGCAAGAAGCGGTCCTACTGATGCCGTTCAAGAGCAAGGCCCAGCAGCGTTTCATGTTCGCCACGATGCCGAAGACGGCGAAGAAGTGGGCGAAGAAGACCAAGAACATCAAGCGACTCCCGGCGCGAGTGAAGAAGAAGGGGGGTCGCAAGTGAAGAAGAAGAGCAAGAAGAAGGGCGGCAAGAAGTGCTGATCCGAGCAACCGACAGGCTGATCCCGCTGAGTTCGATCCACTACTGCGTGGACCGCAAGGACGGAATCAGCATCCACACGACGAGTGGCAGCGTGTTCTTTGCCGATGGCAAGGACGCTGAAGTGATCCGTGCGATGGTCGCGCGGATTCAGAAGACCGACTCCGGAAAGAAGGCAACGAATGTACGGAAAGAAGAAGAAGTCAGCCGGTAAGAGCGGAAAGTCCTGCTCTGCTTGCAGCCGTCGTGGCATTCACGGCCATGATCGTGGCGGCAAGGGCGGCGGTTACGGCGGCGGCAAGGGCGGCGGTTTCAAGAAGTAAACCATGCTCAAGGGCGACCTCGCATCCATCAGGACGGAGATCGAGAACGCGGAGGACTTCCGCGACTCGCATCTGACCCAGTGGCGCCATCTCATCGAGAGGTTCCACGGTCCAGCGTTCAGGAATATCGATCAGGGCGAGGATGACCCGGAGAACTTCGTGCATGAGTATGTGGCGCTTGTGCTGCCGCGAATCGTGCATGATGCGCCCAAGGTTCGCGTCAAGAGCGCACGACCAATCACGCAAGGTTTGACTGCCGGTGTGCTTCAGGTGGCACTGAACCGCTGGTGCAAGATGACTCGTATTCGCACCACGCTGGAGCGAATTGCCACGGACATGCTGCTTGGCTTTGGCGTGGGCATGGTGGTGAATGAACCACGCAAGGGCTACCGTGCTTCCGATGACGCCGATCCCTATCTACCTCGACTGTATCGAATCAGTCCTGACCGGTTTTTCGTTGATCCTGCGGCCACGAGCATCGAAGACGCCCGCTTCATGGGCCACTGCTACATCGTGGACAAGGAGGATCTGGTCAAGCAGTCGGAGGAGGAAGATGGGTGGGACAAGGAACTCATCGACCGGATTGCCGAGAACAGCGGCGTCGATGAACTGCGCGAAGACTCGCGAGGCGACCGATCGGTGCCTGACCGTGGCGAAGTAGTGATCTACGAGGTCTGGGTGCCGGAAGTCCGCGAGGAACTGGTCGAGGAGATCGACGGCACCACCGGCATGAACATGTTCAACGGCACGATCTACACCGTGCTGAAGCATCAGTTCGCCGGTGAGAAGGAAACCTTCATGGGCTTTGTGCGCAAGCCGCGCCCATACTGGGGACCGCGATCAGGCCCATACGAGATCTTTGGCGTCTACACGGTGCCTGACGATCCGTACCCCCTGTCGCCCATCGTCGCGATCATTCCGCAGATGGACGATGTGAACAGCCACCTGCGAAACATGCGCTATGGCGCCAGCGCCTACAAGCGGCTGATCGCCGTTGATAGCCGTAACCCCAAGTTGGCGCAGGACATCCGCGATCAGAACGATCTGTTTGTCGTGCTTGCCGATGGCATCGACGCATCACAGGTGGTTCCGATCGAGGTCGGCGGCATCACTGCCCAGCAGGTCAACTATGCGCAGTTGGCGCAGGAGCGACTTGACCGAGTGTCTGGCATCCATGACGCCATGCGAGGCAATGTGAAGGGGTCTGCTACCGCCACCGAGGTGGCTGTGGCCGAGTCTTCGGCTGGCCTGCGCATGGCCCACATCAAGCGGCAGTTTCAGGAGAGCGTGAACAACGCCCTGAAGACAGTGGCTTGGTACATGTTCCACGATTCCAAGGTCGAGTTCCCGCTGGGCGCTGACGGAATCCCGCTGCTTGGCGCCAGCCCTGAGCCGGTGTTCAGCGCGGCGGCTATGGTCGGCGCGTTTGAGGATCTGGATCTGGACATCGAGGCCATGAGCATGGAGCGGGTCAGCGAGCAGATGGTCCAGCGCCGCGCCCTTGAGGTGCTTCAGATCGTTGGAAACCTGAGCGCGGCGGTCATTCAGGCTCCGCATGTGAAGTGGAAGGATGTGATGAGTCTGGTCGGTGATGCCATGAACATCCCGAATCTTGGCGACATGATCGATGTCAATGCGGGACAGAAGATGCAGCAGCAGATGGCGCAGGCGCAGGCCGCGCCGCCGTCCGCAGCCCGGTCTGGCGTCATCACTCCGTCATCGCAGGAGACTCAAGCGCAGCCAGCCGGTAGGTTCCGGCGAGGCAGTTTGTAATCCAGATATGCCGCTATATCCTTTCATTGACGAGTCTGGCGAGGTGCAGGAATTCATGTTCAGCATGAAGGAAGCGCCGAGCATCGGAACAACCGTCACAATCGATGGGAAGGAATGGATTCGGGTCGCGAGCGACTTCACGGTCGATCCCGGCACGAATCGATCCCAGTACCCCTATGTGTCCAACGCGCTTCCGCGCAATCTTGCCGGATGCCCGACGAACAAGCAGGGGAAACCCGTCATCATGTCGCGGCGACATGAACGCAACATCGCCGCAATGCACGGTTACGCAAAGGATTAGGACACGATGAGTGAACCCAATATCCAAGATGATGTCGAGACGCCGGAGACGGCGTCTGAGACTGTTCAGGCAAGCACCAACGACGCCGAAGAGGATGCAATCCTCGATCGGCTTCTTGGCGGCAACGAGGAGACTTCCGTCTCTTCGAAGGCCGTCGAGAAGAAGTCTGAAGCGCCTGTCGCACCTGCTCCTGCACCGGCAAACCCGGCGCGGGAGAAGGCTATCGCCGTTCTCAAGCGAGACGGCGTTCCTGAGTCTGTGATCGCTTCAGCCAGCGACGAACTTATTGCCGAGTGGGCCGACAAGGCTTCCAAGCGTCAGAAGGATGTCGATGGCTATGCGAACAAGATGAAGGAGTTGGAGAAGAAGGTCGCAGCATCCAGCAAGACAGCAGACGAAGACGATGATGTCATCATCGAGGACGGCGAAGACGCCGAACCCTCTCTGACTGATGACGATTCCAATGAGTCTGTGAACGACGAGCAGACGGATGGTGACGAACCTGAGAGCAAGCCCAAGTCCATCAAGAAGGTGGAGTCGGAACTTGCCGAACTGCGGAAGGCCCAACAGGACTTTCAGCAGCAATCGTTGCTGTATCAGGTGGAAGTGGCCGATGCCGCTTTCCGTCATCTCTACGGCGAGAAAGCCCCAGAGCGGGATGCAATCGTCGCAGAAATGAATCGACTTGGTGCAGCGAAACCCGGTTCTTATCAAACGATGATGCAACTGGCGGAAGAGGCTTATACCAACCTCGCTGGCCCAATCAAGAAGCAGAATGCCCGCAAGGCTACTCAGCCAACGGCTGCGACCAAGGTGTCTCGTGTTGAGCGCCCTGTCTCGAAGGCGGATGCTGAGGATGCAATCTTGGACGCCATCATGGACGGTAAGTCTCCGCTAGAGGCTCGTCAATCCATCAGAAAGTGAGTTGAATCATGGCTGGTACTCCCATCCAGACCTTCAATGACTTCATGAACGCGACTGGTCCTACCTACCTGACCAGCGCCGATGCTGTCATCAACGAGGCTGTCAAGAACACTTACGCACTGTCTCGTCTCCTCAAGGACAAGACCAGCGAGGCCACCATTCAGGGTGGTAACTCGATCAAGGATGTCATCATGTTTGATGACTCCTCGACATACGATCACTACCTCCCGAACGACACCTTCAACTGGCGCAACGCGCAGGTGCTTGACACGATCACCTGCAACTGGCGTTTCAGCATCGACCACATGGCGTGGACTGACCACGAGGTCGAACTGAACGCTGGCGAGGGTGCTGGCCGAGACTATGTCAAGGCTCAGTACAAGCGCCTGAAGCGGTCGAAGGAGCAGCGCATGTGGACGAGTCTCCTCAACGGCTTTGAGGATGACCTGTGGCGCACCACCTTCGGCAACAGCAGCGAGATGGAGTCGTCTGGCGGCAAGTTGCCGTTCAGCATCCCGGCTTTCATCACCGAGGCTCCTGACCTGAGCAACCCCTACGGCCTTCGCGGCGGTATGCCGCTTGGCTGGAGCACGGTGATGGGTCTGGCAAACGGCAGCAGCGGCGAGCGTCGTTGGACGAACCAGATTTCGTACTACGACCCCGGCGCGACTGACCCGAACCTCGCACTCTCGACCAAGACCGGCATCGAGAGCGTGACGGACGGCAGCACGACCTACAGTGCTGAAGTCGGTGGCCTGATCACTGCCTTTGATGACATGTTCCTCAAGGTGCAGTTCACGCCTCCTTCGACCCGTCAGGAGTACTTTGAGAAGCCCAGCCTGTCGCGCCAGATGATTCTCTGCTCGCGTCTTGGTCTGAACCAGTACAAGCAGGCGCTGCGCGCCAGCAACGACACCCTCGTGTCGTATCAGGACGCTGCCTACAACGCCCCGGCGTATAGCGGCATCGAACTGATGTACTGCTCCAACCTCGACACGGCTGCGATCTTCCCGCGTCTTGGTGGCGGCGCTGTCCGCACGGCTCACGATGGCTCCATTTCGGCGGCATCGACCACCGCTGGTGCTGTTGAGAGCAGTTCCAACACCATCGACAGTGGCGCCCGGTACTTCTGGGTCAACGGTAACTACCTGACCCCGATTTACCACGCTCGTCGCTACTTTGAGAAGCACGAGGTCATGCGTCATCCGAATCAGCCCTTCACCTATGTGCAGGTGGTGGACTGCTGGTGGAACCTGTTCTGCAACAGCCGCCAGCGGATGGGCATCGTTGCTCCTCTGAACCTCGCCTGAACCGAATGGGGGGTGGGCTAGTCCCGCCCCCCACTCTCAACACAGAAAGGACTGAAACATGATTTTCGCTCCCACTGCTGGCGCCTATGGCTTCCAGCCCCACGGCTCGATCTGCCGCATGAAGAATGCGGAGTCGAGCGCCGCCCTCGCCGTTGGCGATGTGGTGGTTACGAATGTCGGCAACACCACCTACACCTTCCCACCCACGACTGATGCTCATGCGGCTGCTTCGCCGTTTGCCAATGTCGTGAAGGCTGAGGGTGATCAGGCTCTCCACAACGGTTTCATCGGCGTTGTTGTGGATGTCGGTCAGTTGGCTGGTGCTGCTGGCACCGATGTTCTTGTGCAGTTTGGTGGAACGGCTATTGCGAAGGTGACTGCCACCTCCGCCGTGGCCCGTGGAACTCGCCTGCTCGTGTCCGACACGGCTGGCGAACTCGATCCTGCGACTGCTTCTGCCACCGGCACGAACATCGCGGCGATTGCTCTGGCTCCTCTGGCAAGCGGAACCTCGACCATTCAGGTTCTGCTGAACCCCGGCCTGTGGTCCAGCACCTTCGTCTGATCTGACACTGATTTGAACCTCTGGTGGGCGAAAGCCCACCAGAGGACTTCCATGCCTACCTTCGCAGAAGTCAAGAATCACGCGATCCTCGCTGTCGGCGGGTATCCATCGCTTGCGCCGAATCAGACGCGGGCGGAGCGTCTTGCCGAGATTGTGAATCAGGCTGGCAATCACCTGTTCTGCCGCCCGTGGCGCTTCCGAGAGCGCACGACGAAGTACATGAATCTAGTTGCGAGCCAGTCATATGTGGCACTTCCGAGCGATGTGGAGGAACTGCTGTCGATTATTTCGACGCAGTCGCTTGGCTATCTGATTGAGATGGTCACCCCGGATCACATGGAGCAGTTGCGTCAACTTGGGCTGACCATGACTGGCCCAAGCGTCACCCATGCCTGCTTCACTCGCACAGAACCAGCCGCTGGAGATGCACTTCCGGCAGTTCGGCTTGATATCTATCCGACTCCCACGGCAGCAGTTACGGATGCAATCGCGGTTCGCTATCGAGCGAACTGGGTAACGATTGCAAGCGGAGCCGCCGACTCTTACCAGATTCCGATTCCGAAGTATGTCGATGCTCTGTTTATCGCCTATGTGCGGGCGTTTGCTCAGGCATACGAAGACGAAGGTCTATCTCAGCGGATTGCTGAGATCGAGGCCGGTCCACTTCTTGCCACTTCGCAGACCAAAGACGGAATTCTTCAGCGCGATCTTGGACGCATTCGACCAAACCGACCAGCCACCTCGCTCAATTGGACGCGGCCTGATTACGGCTATGTCCAGAATCCGAACTGAACATGCGCATGCGAGGCGAATACCAGAACAACTTCGTGTACCTGTTCAACGATGTTGTCTCGTATGACAGCAAGTTCTGGATTGCGAATCGTGTCATTACGATCAATAGTCCTCCGCCATTTGTTGGGTGGGATCGATATCCCAATCCAGATGCGGATCGGTCGGTAAATCAGAATCCAACACCCACGGAGTAAACCATGCCCTACTACCAACAGAATGTGCTTGCCCAGTTGAAGACGATGGTTGAAGACATCAAACTGGCATCGACTGCAAATGTGAACACGGCTACATCTACTGTTACCATTACGGCATCCACCACGAACCCAGTTCAGTCTGGTCGTACCAATTCACACTGGATTGGTAGCGAAGGAATGTGCTACATGAAGATGTCGCCGTTCTTTGCAACTGGCGCCACGACTCCAAGCCTGCGAGTCATCGGATGGAACAGGAATGCCGAAAGCGGTCTTTGGATTCCAGTTACGCTTTGCGATCTGTCGATTACGACGAACTCGACCGACACCACGGTCAACGGCGCGAGCCTTCGTCAGGCGCGGACGATTACGAAGAATCAGGGCGATGCCAAGTTGTTCAACAGCGATGCAACGCTGATCTCCGGAGCGGCTTTCTTGGTCGATACGCTTGGTTCGCAAATCATTGAAATCGCGTATCGAGGCGGTGGCGCTGGCGCAGCCAACACTTTCTACACGAGCATCTAATGCAGCGTGTTAGAACATGGGACATGGCTCCGTTTGAGTTGCGAGGCCGCAACCGAGTTTTGCCAATTGAGGGAGGCGACGGCTCCACGCTGTCGCTCGACTTCACCGCGATGAGCAGCCTTGATTCGAGGTTTACATTTAGCCGATCTAGCCCTGCGACCTTTATCAACTCGCAGGGACGAGTGCAGTACGCTACGCATAACTTCCTGCCAAACACGGTTTGGACCAGTACATCGATTCCAACAGGATGGACAGCCGGGGTTGGTACTGGACAGGTTACTTATAACGGCGACGGCTCAATTACGATTGGTGTAACTGGCAGTACACAACGCTTATTTCTTACCCCGTCAACCTCAATTACAGTCGCAAATGGTCTGAAATATCGAATCGGATTTCTAGTTCAGACTGTTACTGGTACTCCGCTGCTTTCGGATATTGTGGGTTCGAATGGCGGAACGGATACTTATTACATCAATGGAGAAGCAGCAGTATCGGGGGATATTGTTTTGGGGGGCGATTATGTCGAAGTTATCTCGACAGCAACCGGTTCAACCATGCAGCCGAGAATCGGTATTGGTGCATTTGGAAATCCATCATCTTCCCCGATGTCCATTCGCGTAACAGCCCCAATGATGAACATTGGAAGCGAAGTGTTCGGTGGCAACACCAATTATGTTGCAAACACAGCAACATCTTCGTACCAAACTCCCCGCTTCGACTACGACCCGACCACGCTCGCGCCTCGCGGCCTGCTGATTGAGGGTAGTGCGACGAACCTTTCTCTGAACGGGAGTATGGCGTATACCGCCACCGCCCCGACAAGTTGGACTCGTGCATTCAGCGGATGCACGGTTGCTTCCGTCGACTCCACCACCTTTCCGGGACAAAAGGCATGGAGCATTTCAGCAACCGCCAGCGGACAGCGAGACATTTTGACGCAAACTATTTCGTTTGCTGCTAACACGACATACACGGTGTCGATTTATTTAGAGGCCGTGACGGGCACTACGGAATTGTTCTCGTATGTAGAGTCGCTTCCGGCTGGTGCGACGAGCAATAATGTGTCGAATCCCACGACTGCTGGCCGCGTTTCGTATACCGTCACAATAGGAGCAACCGCAGGAAATGGAACGCTTCGGATTGGTTTAGGTACATCATCGGGAACCGGAGTTTCCGCAAATGCTTCTGTCCGCTTTAGCCATGTTCAGGTCGAAGCAGGCTCCGGTGCATCCTCCTACATCCCGACTGGCTCCAGCACCGTACAGCGTGCCTTGGACGCATGCAGCATGACGGGTTCCAATTTCTCGTCGTGGTACGGAGCGCCATCCGCGTTTACGGTTTTGATTGAGGGCATCACGGTTTCTTCCGGTTCGTACAATCGAATCCTAAATCTATCAAGTGGCGCAAATACAACTGGTAGTGTTCCGAATGCCAATATTGGAGTTGCTAATGCGAGTTCAAATAGGCCATTCTTGAATGTATTTGTTACAGCCAATAACGATGTCGATGCGTATGTACCCCTTGCTGGCGCCGTCACAAATGGAGTTAGTTTCAAGGTAACAGCCCGATGCCAAGCAGGACTTTACCGCATTACTAGAGGGGTTGGGTTGTCTACAAGTTCAACCCATAATGGATTCCCGGCCGGGCTTGCCAACCTTTATTTCGGCGGCTCAAGTGGCTCATATCAACTTTCAACTCACTACAGCAAACTTCAGTTTTGGCCGACTGCACTTCCCGATTCCCAAATGGACACGCTAGCCACATGAGCGACTACTACCTACGCGCAAACACCGAGGCCGCGATGAAGAACGCTTTTCTCGCGGCGGGCATCACGGTGAAAGGCATCGACGGCGAGGTGGTGGATTTCGACGGAATCAGGCTCGACATCGGCTGGCTCGGCCCCATCTCGCGGCCTGACCCAAACGATCCCGAAGGCCAGCCAATCGTCGACAGTCTCTACCACGCGAACCTTCGGGTGAGCGGAGAACTGCCGCCGGAGGTGCTGGCGGAACTGCCGATTATCCCGACGCCGAATCATCCGTACCGGGTGTGGGCATGACTCTTGAATCAAACAACGCAACAGTCCATCTGTCCATCAGGGACTGGATCGCGATCGCATCCGTTGCATTCACGATTATCGTAGCCGTTTTGGCTTCGTACCTGCACCACGATAGATTGCTCGTGCAGGTTGCAACTCAGCAGCAAGCAATGTCCCAGCGCCTCGACCGTATCGAGGTCAACCTTGATAGGAGCAAACCATGACGAATGCACTCTTTGGCGGCAGTTGGAAGACCACGGGCGCTGGAATCGGCGCGATCCTGATCGCTGTTGGCTCCGCAATTGCGGCCCTGACCGACAATGACCCGGCTACGACGATCGACATCGGCGCCCTGTCTGCGGCGCTGGTCGCCGGTCTTGGCCTGATCTTCGCCCGCGACAACGACAAGAGCAGCAAATCGCTCAAGGTGAAGTGATGCCATGCTTCAGTCTGTCATCCAAGCGATCCTGTCCGTGTTCGCGGGCATCGCAGAGCGCCTCTTGCGAGAAGGCAAGAAAGCGAAGGACGCTGACAGCGACCATCGCCTTCTTCGCCGCGCTGGTGGCCGGATTAGAGACTGGATGCACAAGGGCGGTTCTGGTGCCGGAAAGCAGTCCGGTCAGGATCGGACCTGAAGTGAGGTGCCGTATCTACCTGTTGGAGAACGGTGAGTGGGTGATCAGTGACAACGAGGTTCTGCTTCCAGAGGGCTGGTACTGCGTTCCGCCCTCCTATGTCGAGGACGAATAATGGCTACGCGCATTCAGGTACGGAGAGGCTCAACTAGCGATTGGTCAACCGCCAATCCAATTCTCGCTGCTGGTGAAATTGGATTTGATACAACGACCGCCAATATCAAGGTTGGTGATGGATCTACTGCATGGAATGCGCTTCCGTATCAATTGCCATATGCAACTGGGGCGCGAGCCAGCAGCCTCTCTGCAACGCTGTCTGTTGACAACGACAACGATCGTGTTGGAATCGGAACTACCACTCCATCTGAAAAGTTGGATGTTGTCGGAAACACAGAACTGAACGGCACTCTTTCAGTTTCTGGAAATACAACGCTTTCCGGAGATCTTGCCGTCGATGGCGGCGATATCACGACATCTGCTGGAACTTTGAACATTGCCGGAACGATTACTGGAGCGCAGACCGTCAACATCGCGACAGGCGTTACCACGACAGGGAACACCAAAACGGTCAATATCGCTACCGGCGGAGACACCGGATCTACTACGAATGTCAACATCGGAAGTGCAAGCGGAGGAACTCTTGCCGTTCTGAAGAACGCAACAGTTGCCGGAACGCTTTCTGTTGCCGAAACGCTTTCTGTTACAGGAGTAATTTCTGGACCCGGAACTATTCCAATCGGTGGAATCATCATGTGGAGTGGGGCGACTATTCCAACCGGATGGGCGCTTTGCGACGGAGCAAGTGGTAGACCAGACTTGCGAAACAAGTTTGTGTTCGGTGGACACACATATGGCACTACTGGAACGATGCCAGCGCCTGCTTGGTACGAAACGCTAACTGGAGGAAGTAATCCGGTTGGCGGAGGAAACAAGGATGCAATCGTTCCGACACACACCCACACCGTTACTGAAACGGCACACCGACACAACTTTGTCTATGACGATAATGTCGCAGACGCCAATCTTGCACCATATGATGTCATCAGGACTCTTACAAACTTGGGTGGAGGAGCAGAAGGCGGAGGAACAACACTTCTTTATCAAACAAGTGCAGTTACTACTGGAGTTACTGTCAATGCCGCCGGTGTGTCGGCAACCAACGGTCGAATGCCTCCATATGTCGTGATCGCATTCATTATCCGAATTGCCTGATGCCATACCTGCCCGGAAAACTTCCGTTTCGCGGATGGATTACCGACAGCCCATACAGCGCGGTTCCAGATGGATTTTCGGCATCAATGTTGAATGTGATGCCAAATGACACATTCCGGCGTCGAGTTCGTCTTGGAACCAGACCTGCGTCTAACAGGGCGTATTCGTTTCCGTCAACGCAAAACATTCAGTGCATGTTGAGGACTATTTCGTTCAACAATGCAACGACTCCACCGACGCGGCGCGATCGAATTATTATTGTCGCTGGCGGAAAGTTCTATTACATGGATCAGGGTGGAGTTGCGCCTGTCCAGATCACGCATTTCGATTCCAACACCAGTTACACAAGCGCAATTCTTAGTTCTACTGTCTCGCGAATTGGCGGTGTGCAGCGTGGAAAGTACGCATATTTCTGTGATGGATCAGGCACAAACGGATATGTGAAGGTTGATCTTCAGTCCAGCACTCTTCAGATCACATATTGGCATCACGGAAGTCATGGACCTGAGGACCATGTAAAGGCTGTTGTTGGAGCAAATACCTACACAGCCAATCTTATTTCGACATTTGGCGCTCGCATTGTCCTGTCCGGCGTAAAGACGCTGGAAAATGTTTGGTACATGTCCAACATCCAAGATCCGGATGATTGGAATCCAAGCGGATCAGATGATGACGCTCAAGCCGGAACCACTGGAACAATCGGTCCAGTTGGTGATGAGATTGTTGCGATGGCCCCATTCGGAACATCTGGATTCCTGATGGCTGGCAAGCGAAGCGTTGCCTACTTGACCTCTGATCCTGCATATGACCCAACCGGCGCGCGAATCGCAACATTGTCTAAGTCGATTGGTGTTGTTGGTCCAAAGGCGCTCTGCGAGGGTCCGGAGAAAAGCCTGTACCTGCTTGGTCAAGACGGCTTGTATAGGATCAGGCCCAACGATTTCAACCTTGATCGCGGATCTTTGATCTCGCTGAACAAGTTGGATTCGTTTTTCAGCGGACTGAAATACGATCTGATCGATCCTGTTTTGCATTACGATGTGGAGCGTCGTGGCGTATGGATTTTCCTTACGCGAACTGACGCTCCGCAGAACAGCACACACCTGTTTTATAGCGAGCAGGTTGACGGGTTCTTTCCAATTCGTTTGTATGACCCGCTGTTCTATGGAGCGAGTTTTGCCTGTCAGGCAGCAGCCTATGACGGCAGAAATCAGGTCATGCTATGCGCATACAAGAACACCATCTCCATGTTCGATCAAAGATTTGTGTCTGGATGCGATGGCTTTCCTGCATCCGGATACACATCCGCAACAACTCCGTCTGAGTCAAGCAGGCCGAGCCAGTTGATCTCCAGCACCCTGAACATCGGCCCTATCCAGCCGTTGCAACCAGAGTTGGTCTTGGCAAAAGAACTTCAGGTCGAACTTGCGAGCGACGAATACATTGTCCCAAACGAACTGAAGTCTGGTGGAACAAGCATTGCCAGCCGTCCGCGCGCAAGACTTCTTGGCGCCGATACGCCTCAAGAATCAATCGCAGAAGAAATCAACTCGATTACTGTCAACGAGGGTCTTTCTGTTACATACGATTGTGGTGGTCCAGTAAATTCCGAGACTCCCATCAGCGGTGGAACCGCATCCAGCGCAAGTCCTTTGTATGCAGATGGTGGATATGCGCCAAACACATTTGGAACATACATCGCGCAGGATTCGCTTCAATCTCCGAACAACCGAAAGTATTACAGCGCGGATGGATTGCTTGTTGTTCAAAGACAGGCGTTTGAAACAATATCTCCGAGTTTGATTTACCAAGGCAACTGGTATCAAATCAAGACTTCTGGAGATACGCCGTGGACATCTCTTGGCGCACCTAATGGCACGGTCGGAACAGTTTTCAAGGCAACCATAACTGCTGAGGAGGCTGGAATTGAAGGAACCGGATTTGCGTATGTTGTTCGATGGGTGATCAAGTACGCCACGAACTCTACGGTCAACTCAACATCAGCGTCCGAAGTTGTTCTGTATGGGCAACAACACTCTTCGCTAACGCCAGTGTCAGAAGATATAGACAAAGGTACATACCTGTGGCTGACTGCATTGTCAGGAGGTCCAGAAGGCACATTTGATTCTTCGAAGACGGCGTCTATTACCGCCGCTTTCTTTGTTGGCGCGGAAGCGAATGTGTTTGGATACCTGCGAGAAGGCATCAACAATCGAATGCGGTGCAGGCTTCGATATGGCGCTATGTATGTTGAAATTTCATCTACGGGATGGCCGTGGGCGATTGAGCGCGTTGCCATCGACGCAGAACCGATTAGCCGCCGCCGCACCATTGTTGATGTGAGCGCAAACGAGTAAAGACACACGAGGGATAATTACATGGAACCGTTTACAGCAATGGCGATTGGCGGAGCCGTCTTGGGAGGCGGAAGCATCCTTGGTGGAATCTTTGGCAAGAAAGCCGCAGACGCCCAGAAGCGCGCCCTCGATCAGATGAAAGCGTATGCGCAGCAGGAGTACAAGGCTCTTGGCGCATACAGCCTGAAGCAGAGTGACGAAATCCTCAACAAGTTTCTTCAAGAGCGCGAGGCCAATATCGGCCAGTATGGCTCTCAATACGAGTCTCTGATTTCTGACTTTGACCGCCGATATGCAGAGGCGCAGACCGCTTATTCGGGCGGCATGCGAGACATGGCCTCTGTGTTTCAGGGTGGAATGATGGATCTTGAAAGGCAGTATCGGACTGGCATGGAAACTGCCTATGCGACCGCTGCCACTGGTCGCGAAAACACCATTGCCGCTATTCGCCGCGCCACTGCATCAAGCCTTGGGCGAGCAACGCAAATGCAGCAATTGACTGGACTTGCTGGCACTACATTCGGCCAGTCGGCTCTTGCCGGATTGGAACAGGAAGGTGCTATGCGAGAAGGAGTTGTGCAAGAGCAGTACGCGAGTCAATTGTCCGGCATTCAGCAAGCAATGACAGGAAACCTCGCAGCGATGGGGCAGCGTCGTGTTGGTGGCATGACCGACATCGCTCGTGAGCAGATTGCTGGAGAGCGCCAGATGGCTCTTGGCAGAATGTCCACCATTGGCGGACTCCAAGAGAACATGATTCAGCAGATGCTTTCGCAGCGCCAGCAGACAACCGGCGTTGGAACTTCCATGCGAGAATCCTCGCTTGGTCGATACATTGGAATGGAGCAGGCTCGCATTGGGTCTATCTTGGGCATCCAGCAGCAGCAGGCTGCGCAGGCAGGCGCTGGATGGTCTGCGGCTGCTGGCGCTATGGGTGGCATCGCGAGCGGACTTGGAGGCAGTCTGATGATGGGCGGCCTGCTTGGTAGTTTTGGAGGCGGCGGAGCGGCTGGATCAACTGGTATGGATCCATACGGCGGATTCGGCGCGCGAGCCGGTATGTGATTCAAAGGACATCGCTATGGCAAACAACAACGAACAATCGACATTCTCTCAACTGCTTGGCCGATCGCTGGTTATGTCGATCCCCGGAATGCTTTCCGGTGTCGGTCAGGGAATTGCAGCGTCTGATCCTCGACAGCCTTATCGTGGACTTGGTGTTGGCCTTGCGTCTGGCATCCAGCCGATGCAGCGTTTCGCAGGATCTGTCATCGATCAACAGATGGCAAATGAGCAATATGAAGGCGACACTGCTCGTGCGATCAAGCGCAAGAAGGCATTCGACATTGCAGATCAGGAAGGCGCAGAGCAGAAATTCGATACCGAAACCGAACGGATGCTTCGCCGTCGCAAGGCCATCAAGGAAGCCGAATCTGGTGAAATTGCTGGCGAATACGATGCGGAAACAGAGCGCATGCTGAAGCGCCGCAAGGCCATCAAGGAAGCCGAAGAGGCTGGTGCGGATCAGCAGTATGACACCGAAACGGAGCGAATGCTTCGTCGTCGCAAGAGGGTCGGTGAAGTTGCTCGCGAGGAGCAGGCTGCTGATATCACGGCGAATCGTGACTTGAGTCGGCAGCAGGCGGCTGAAGACGCTGCAAGGTTTCGCAAGATGCGAGACATGACAGCGGGAATCAACATTGGCATGCGTGGCCTTGACGATCAGTCGAAGATGTTTGCTGCGCAGTTTGCGGCATCGCAGATTCTTCCTAGCCCAGCCATGCGAATGTCCGGCATTCAGGGCGCTCGCCAAATCTTTGGAGGACAGTGATGCTAAACAACTCCAATCAGGATGAAATCAATACCCAGCCAGTGCAGGCTGGTGCGAATATTCCATCCGAAATCGGTCGAATGATCGATCAGGCGGATAGGGATGACACCATGTACCTTGGCAATCCGCAGATTGCGGGCCAGCGTTCATTTCGACGGGCTGTTGCTGGTGTTGAAAACGGGGATTATCAAGGTCTAGAACAACTGGACTTTGGGTCAATTGACGGCACTCCTGCTGTGTCCTTTACTGACGAGGATGGTCAGCGTCAGGTATTTCGCCTGACTATGCCGCAGTGGACCGCTGCTTTGGAAACACGATCGCGCGCCCGCAAGCAACTTGAGCAGGAGTACAAGACGGATGCGCTGAAGAAGGCATTGCGTCCTCAGTACGGAATGCTTCTGAAGAATGTCCCCGGAGCAGAAGATCCTGTCGCTCAGGCCGGATGGCGTGAACTGTTTGAACTTGATCCTGCAACCGCATACGAACTCGCTGGCGACTCTCTGAAGAAGGACACCAAGATGGGCGTCCTGTATGGACGCGAGCAGCCTGAGTCGTTCGTAAAGGCGCAGAATGCCATGCTGGATCAGCAGTACAAGCAGAAGATGGATCAGTTCCGGGTTCTGGACAGCGGCACGGTGGACATCGCGACCAAGGGCGGTCTTGCTGCCGCGCAGTCGATGGTTCGCCCTCCGGAGGCTAGCCACCTGCCGCTGGAAATGACCCCTTCGGATTGGCTGTCGGTCAACAACGCCACCGTCCTTCCGATGGTCAACCTGATCCAGCAGGCATCGATGCCTCTTGGTCTTCCCGGTATGGACAAACCGATCGTGGCACCGGCACCGGACATGGATGGCAACTACCGCGAGTCCACGGTTCGCAATTGGCTTGGTCAGTTCAACATGTCGGTGGTTCAGCCTCTGGGTTGGATGCCGTATGATTTCGACAATCCTGTTCACCAGCAGCAGATCATCGAGATGCTGAACGCATACAACAGCAACCGCACTGGCGCCATCACCCGTGGTGGCGTTCAGCAGACTGTTCAGCCCCGCCCGCAAGCGTCTCGCGACGCTGGTCTTATGGCGCAGGAAGAACCGCAGCAGTCCGCAAACAAGGCCATGTCATCCGCCGAACAGTTCTTCCAGCGGTACGAGGACTTCGCGTTTGAGCGACCGGGCGTTTATGGAGAAAAGCCGAGCGATCCGAACGCAGCCACCCAGACTTCCGTGCAGGCTCTTCTGGATGCACACGAGGAGAATGAGCGCCTGAAGGCTCAGGGCAAGGCTCCGAACAAGTATCCTCCGCCGCAGGAGTTGGCAGAGTTCTACAAGGCCGTGACTGGAGGGTAAAGCATGGACCCGTCTGCGTTTCAGAACGCCATCAACGAGCAGAGGCGCAAGCGGTCACTTACTCCATTTCAGTCAGCGATTGAAGACATCAGGCTGAAGCGCCGAGAGGCGCAGTTGCCCGGTGGAGAAGAGGAAACTGCCTCCGCTACAGCCAAGCAATTGGGTGCCGGTGCTGGCGCCCTTGCCGTTGAACTGGCGATGTCTCCGTTTCAGGGATTGAGCGGACCGGTCGTTACGGAACTCGCAATGACCAAGACGATCAAGCCGGAGCGGCTTGGTCAGTTGGCCGAACTCAGCGCACAGCAGACGGCAGACCGATCTGCCGCCGGAATCGTTTCCCAGTTGGCTTACGGTGCAGTTACTTCTCTTGCGAGCGACATTGCGTCAACCGCCCGTGGCGTTTCGATGGTCACTGCGCCGTACACGCCGGTCGAGGCATTTGCCCGTGGCGCGCAGCAGACCGCGCAGTCTCGCCTTGACACTGTTCCGACCAACATCTCAAACGCGCTGACTCAGGGCGTGACGAGCATGGCGCTCATGGCTGGCACATCTGCCGCCGGTGTTCCTGCCGCTGCCCCAGCCGCCATGTTTGCCCGCAGCCTTGGCGCACAAGCGCAGGCATACGAGCAGGAATTCCTGAGCGGAACGATGGGCCAGAACCTGTCTCAGGCAGACAGGTACATGGCTGCTGGTCTTGGCGCTGCGGTTGAGGCTGGCATCGAATACGGCGGTGGTCGAATGATCATGGGCGCGGCCAAGAAGTTGGTTGGCCGATTTGCTGCTGGTCAGATCAAGAATCCGGTGTATTCGTTTGTGCGGACGGCTGCTGGTGGTGCCGCAGTTGAGGGTACTGAAGAGGCGCTTACCACCGGCATTACCGAACAGGGAGTGACGCGACTCACCAAGCAGGAAACACCGACAGTCGGCAGCACACTTGGTCAGGCAACTGTTGACTTCATGTACGGCGCAATCGGTGGTGTCGGCGGAACGGTAACTGCGATGCCGTTTGCAGCCGCCGAACGCAAGGCTGTCGAGCGCAAGGTCGATGAGGTTCTGCGAAAGTCGCAGACCGAATTTGCTAGCCCGGAGTTCTTGGAGAGGGCTACCGGCGGTCGAGTTCGCTCGATGGTGTCGATGACTCCAGATGAGCGTATTGCTGAAGTTGAGCAGCAGCGAGAGGCCGCTTTGTCTGCCCGTGGTACTTATGCGACAGCCGCGACAATGCACCAGAATCTTCTGGAGCAGCGCAAGAATCAGTCCGATGCGTTGAAGAAGGCGCAGCGTCGAAAGGATGCTGCTGGCATCAAGACCGCAGAAGATGCGATTGCGGACCTGACATCCAAGATCGACACATCCGAGCAGGGGCTGATCCTTCTTGCCGCAGACGCCAAGTCTGCCGAGGCTGGGTACTTTGCGTCCGCCGCTTTCCTTGCCCGCAATTCAGATCCTGTCCAGTTGTCTGTCGATGATGTCCTTCGCCAGAACAACGCCGCGACTGCTTCGGCATCAACCGATGCAGATCGGGCTGTCGAAAGCGAACTGAAGAACTTGGGTTACGAGGTCCAGTTCTACACGGGACCGAACAAGGATCAGGTCGGCTTCTACGATCCGGCTGCTCCAAACACGATCTTTGTCCAATCCGGACAGACGAACGCGGCGGAGGCGATTGGCATTGGTTACGAGGAAGGCGTTCACGGCATCCAGTATTCGGACGCTGCCTTGTGGCAGGCCATCCGCCAGATGCACAGCCCTCGCGCTGCGATCGACGCCGCCGTTCAGTATTTCACCCAGCGCACGAATCCAGAGGACATTGCCGCTCGTTCGGCAATCGATGCTCTCAGCAACCCACAGCGCGGAGCAGTTGATGCTCGATCCGCTGTTGCCAATCGATTCGGAAGCACCCTCGTCACTGCCGAGGGCGTAGCCAACGACATCCGCGATGGCGTCCAAACCCTGTTCCGTACCGGTCAGGCTCCGGGTCTTCTTGGTCGAGTCATTACGCGAATGGGCCTTCGTGGCCGTCAGGCTGCTACCGCCCTTCGCGTTCGCAACCTGATGATGGAGCGCGCATCGACTCGCCAGCGCGGAGGAATCTCCGAGTTCGGTAGGCAGATTCAGGAAGCCAAGGGCGGCATTCAGGCGATGTCGGCATTTGAGCAGGAGGTTGCTCGCCGTGCCGCTGCACCGGCCCCTGCACCTGCACCGGCGCCAGTTTCGGCTCCCGCCGCCGCGCCATCGCCCGCCGCGCCATCGCCCGCCGCGCCAGCGACTGCACCCGCTCCGGGCATGTTGTTCGCTCGCGCGCGGCGAGAGAGTGATATCGGTCACAAGCGCGAAAAGACCACTGGACGATATGTTGGAGCGCCAGATTGGGTTGGTGGCGATCCTGCCAAGTTGCGTGTCCTTCGCAACAAACTGCGTCAATTGGCAAAGGAAGGCGAAGTAGGCAAGTACTGGTACGAGAAGTCCAGCCGCGCGATTCTTGATGCGGTTGGTGGAGACATTGTCGAGGCAGAGAAACTCGTTGCGCTGATTGCGATCTATTCGCCCAACGCCACCGTCGCAGCAAACATGACGATGGCGATGACTGCGTATTACCAGTTCAAGGCTGGGTTGCCGATCGAGGCTGGTCTTGGCGCATCGAATCGCAAGGCCGAAGATCTGCTGAAGAACAACAAGCGTTGGGATGGAATCAAGACCAACTCGTTCTATCAGAACCTGATGGTTGATATCGATCCGTCCTATCTGGACACGAATGTCGCCACGATGGATATGTGGATGGCGCTCGCGTTCGATTACGGAGACAAGGTTCTCGATCAGGGGCCGAAGTATCGATTCTCAGAGCGCGAGATTCAGCGTCTTGCTGTGGAACTTGGATGGAAGCCGCATCAGGTTCAGGCCGCTATTTGGACTGCAATGAAGGGTCGAATCGATCCGATCCGCGATGCTTTGAAGCAAGAAGAAGTTCGCGTTGGTATTGGCGAGTTCGTTGAAGAAGTCGATAAGAAGACCGGCAAGAACAAGATCGTCTACAAGGTCAAGAAAGATCGCGAGCGAGATCACTTCAAGTTGGCGCACGAGATGGGAATGAGGGGCAAGGCGAATACCGCAGCCCTTGCGGAAAGCAAGTACGACTTTGGAGACGCGCTGAACGATCGCATGGTTCAGTTGTCTTGGGAAGCGACTCCGAGTACAGCGGCGAACGCGCCTCTTCCGGGCATCCACAATGCCCCGCTTGCACAGAAGATTGAATACCTGACCGACATTTCAGATGTCCTATCTCCCAACGGTCGAGACATCATCGCAGACATGGTTGGTTTGCCGCAAGGCCAGACCATCATTGGAATCAGTGCGTGGAAGGCTGCGATCGGTGCAGGCGCACAAACCTTCTACGCGGTTCCGATGGAAGGCGCCGGTGGCAAGCGACAGATCAAGGATGTAGCCAATGACATGCTGCGACTCGCGTCTGCGATTCGCGGATATGTATTGACTCAGGACATGGTGGTCTATCACACGCCGGTATTTGATTCGTCAGTCAAGTCTCAGAACGGTGTGCAACTACTGACCCAGCGATCATTGACGCCTGATGAAATGCAGACGCTGTACAACGCGCTGAATGCCAAGTTCGGTACTTGGGATTTGGCTCCCGGCTATCTGCCACAAGGCGCTCGCATTCTGAACTTCGTCGAGGGGCTGGATAACAAGAAGTTCCACGACGGCGTGAGAGAAATCCTCACGGCCTTGCCGGATGATTTCGGTGGAGGTAACATAGAGTTCGGCAAGTACCGATCCGCAGGTGATGCGGTATTCAGCGACTGGAAGGACAACCCCAATGGCGAAATTTACCGAGAGATCATTGCCGCCCGATCACCCGATCTTCTCCGAAGGGCCGACGATCTTCGCGCCAGTGTCGAAGCCGTCAACCGCCGCTTCGCAGACAAGTATGGGTGGGACAAGCCAACCGCAGCCGCAGCAGCCGCAGCCCCAGCAGCCAGCGAACAAGTAAGCGCCGAGCAAGAGCAGAGCAATCGGGCGCTCGCTGCTCGCCAGCGCGCAGTTGCCAACGCTCCAGCCAGTGCGATTCAGACTCAGCCGCTGCCAGCGGCGTTCTACTCAGCACTGAACCGCGCTATCGATGCGGCTCCAGACAAGTCCATGAAGCCTGACTCGTGGCGCCAGTTGATCACGAGCATGGTCAACAAGGGACAGGTCAAGTCTGAGGAGGTGTTCTGGTCTGGTCTTCAGCAGTTCATCGACCTGCTTGATCCCAATGTTGCCGTGAGCAAGGCACAGATTCGCGAGTCGTTGGGTGCCGGTGGTGTGTCGATCCGGCTCGTGCAACTGGATGATCCGCTCGACGATGTGTTCCAGAACAATCGCTCAGCCTACCTTCCTCCGGGATATCAAATCACATTTGTTGAGGAGGACGAGGGATACTTTGAAGTTCGCGACGCAGCAGGTCAAGTTGCCTCTTCCGACGAAAACGATGCTGTTGCGGTTCAAACAGCATGGGAAAGTTATAACGCCGATGAACGCGCCGCAGGACGGACGCCGGTAAAGCCAACGGTGGGGCTTGCGTTGTATGGGCCGAGTCGTTTCCCCACCCAGACGCTTCGCGGTGGCAAGGACTATCGCGAGATGGTGATGCTGTTCGATAGAAGGCCAACGCCAGAAGTGACTGATGAGGATGTGAAGAACAGCGGATTGAGCGTTTTGTCTGTTGAATATGTGGGCAACACCACACGCTTTACAATTGTTCGCAATCTTCCATCGTCGAAACAGGGGGTAGTTAGAACTGAGACCGTCGATTTTGCAACTGTGGGAGGCCAGTGGACTAAGGACTACATCCTCAAGCAATATCTCACAAATCAACGGCGATCCGCTGCTGGCGCTCCATTCGCGGAATCGCACCACGAGGGAGTCGCGGAAGTTGCTGGATCAGAAGTGCTTCTGCACTACCGCGTGACTACCCGCGTAGTTGATGGCAAGCGTTACCTGTTCATCGAGGAGTTGCAGTCTGACTACGGCCAGAAGGGTCGAGCGCGTGGCTTCAAGCAACCGGGTGAAACTGGCGCAACGCAAGAACAGATTCAACAAGCGCGCGCTCGCGCGAAGAATGTTTTGCGCGACTACATTCTGAACCCCGATGAATATGAAGAAACAAAGAATGTTCTAGTACGCTTCTGGAAAGAGAGGGACAGCAATGATGTCTTCCTCAAGAAACTGGAGAAGCAATATGCGCGCACACGCGAAGGTTTGAATCCAGTTGAAAACCGCCAGTTGATTGCATCATGGGCGGATGCTTATAGGTCGTTGAAGGATGTGATGACCGCAGCAAATGTTGATCGAATCGGAGTTTCTCGCGGACCGATGGTGACATCCACTGATGCGTGGGTGACACTGGGTCTGAAGCAGATTCTGATGCAGGCCGTCAACGAGGGCTACGACGGAGTCGCATTCATCAACGGACGGCAGGAGGCAAAGCGAAACCAGCAGATCTACAAAGTGCCGTCGATCACATACCGAGATCTTGGCGATGGTCTGTATGACGCAATTACCGCAGACGCCGATGTCAACATTGGAACGATCGAAGACATCAAGGATGAGTTTGGATCAACGGTTGCCGACATGATCAAGCGCGGCGAGGGTGTTCGCGCCGAAGGATCTGACCTGACAACGATCGACACATCCGAGATGACCTTTGGAACTGAGGCGATGGAAGGTTTCTATGAAGGCATCGTGCCGAAGAACCTGAAGAAGTTGATATCCAAACTTGGCGGCCCCGAACTTGGCACGATTACGCTGTCTGAATTGGATAACCGTCCGAGTATTCGGGAAAGTGAAGATGTCGATGGAGCAACCCTTTACACGGTCGTTCGACCCAGCGACACCGGATTCGGCAATTCTCTGACTACCTACAGGACATTTGAGGCCGCACAGCGTCGCCTTGATGAAATCCAGAAGACCTTCGTTGGACAACCAAGTCCGAAGCAAATTGCCTTGGAGATCACCGACGCGCTGGAAACCAATGTCCGAAAGGGCTTGGCTCTGTTTGCTCGCAGCCGCGAACAGCGTCAGGAATCGCTGGCATTCGCGATGGGTCGCCGCAGCGGTCAGGTCGCCGGAATGATGAAGGGCCGCGAGCAGGGTCTTCGCGAGGGCAAGGAGGAGCAGCGGCGCAAGGATGTCGTTCGTCGCCGCGAGATGCGCGCCAAGTTTGCCGAGCGAGTCGCTGGATTTGAGCAGCGCATCGAGAATGCTGCGCAGACGAACACCGATCTTCGCCAGCGATTGAAGGATATGCGGGCTGCTGGAGTGGAGCAACGAGCCGACCTCATGGAGCGCGCCCGCGTTCGTGTGCTGAAGGCGTGGTTTGCAGGCCAGCAGAAGGGTTCCAACGCTGGGTACGAGCAGGCGAAGAAAGACATGGTTGCGATGCGGAAGGACGCATTGGCGATCATCAAGTTGCTTCCGCCGAGCATGCGCGGCGCATACGGCAACGCTCTTGCCACGATGAAGACTGTTGCTGGAATCGACCGTATCTCTCGCCGCGTGGTTCAGGATCTCGTGACCGCAGACGCTATCGACATGGTGAACGCGATCAATCGGATGGATCGCCGCGCTCGTAAGGTCGGGCTTCGTACCGACACTCGCGATGAGATCATCGACATGCTGAACACGGCTCGTGGAATGCTTGCGTCTGGACGGAACAGGCTGCTTCCATTCACCAACACGAGCGATCTGTCTGGGCGAATCAATGCAGCAAATGATCTGCTGGCTCAGGCTGTTGCCATGTTTGAGGACGAGCGGGCCGAGTACCGCATGGAGCGCGATGCTCGCGCTGCTGAATTTGAGCAGGATGCATCCGACCTGTCGGCCACGCTGGCTGGCAAGAAGGGTCTTCCACCAGAGCGTCTCGCATCGCAGGCTCCGCGCCGTGGCGTGTTCGGGCAGTTGTTCAGCAACAACGCGAACATGGACATGTACACGATCATGGAAAGGCTGGAGGGTTCAGCGAGTGGTGTGCTGAACAAACTCTGGAGCGGCCTGATCGCGGGCAAGAATGCGATGCTGAAGGATCGCCGCGATCTTGATACCCGAATTGATCAGGCTCTTCGCCGTGCTGGCTATGACGGATACGACGGCTATGCCACTCGTGCAGCCGGTCTGTACGGCGATGCTACTGCGGAGACTGTCGAGGTCAAGATTGGCGGAGAGATGCGCCGGATCACGGTGGATCAGATGATGCATCTTGCGGCGTTGGACAACGATACCGTCGAACTATTGATGGATGAGAATGATCCAGAGACGCGATCCAGCCCGATCGTGTTTGCGACATATCGCTACGAGCAGCCCATCTATCTGACCAAGCAGGAGCATGCGGCTCTCGTTGCTGGTTTGACCCCGCGACAGACTGCGCTGATCAGCGAACTCAAGGCGATCCTTGAGGGTTCTGTGCAGCCCCGCGTGTTTGAGATTCACTTCCAGCAGCAGGGCAAACAGCCGCCGCGTGTCGAGGGCTACTTCCCGCGATCCAGACTCAGCGATGAGGTCGGCGGCGAAGTGGTCGATCCAAACATGCAGCCGGGTCAGGTGCTGAACACCATGCTGACTAACGCTGGGTTCCTTCAGAAGCGAGTCCGTAGTTCTGCTCCGCTGGTGATCGGCGGCATGATGCGAACCTTCGACGGCCACATTGACGAGGCTCTGCGACTGATTCACCTCGCGATTCCCCTTCGTCATGCGATGACTGTGCTTCGCCGTCGCGGCGTTCGATCGAACATCGAGCGGATCATGGGTCGGGGCAGCAATGACGCCGTCCGAATGCTGGTTCTCAACGGTGTCGGACTGAGCGGAAAGCCGCAGGGTGATCTGGTCGAGATGGTGAACAGCAACATCAGCGGCGCCCTGCTGCTGATCAACCCGAAGACATGGTTGCGCCAGTTGGGCGGAGCATTCCGTCTAGTCACTGAGTTCGATGCCGACGCATGGGCCACAGGTCTGGCGGCATCTCTTACGCTGACACCATCGCAGCGCGCGCAGCAGATCCAGCAGATCGAAAGCACGAACGGATACTTCTACGAGCGTCACCGCCGATCGCAGGTTGGACTGTTTGCCAATGTGCTTGGCGATCCCCGCACGGGACGCGAGCAGTTCGCGAACGGCATGCGAGCCGTTGGTCGCGCTCTTGCTACCGCTGGAGAGGACGCCGCTGCCGGTCGATGGCTACAGGCCGCAAACGATGTGCGTCAGGGAGTCACTGGCGTTGGACGCATCATGCGAGCGGTTGACTTTGCTCTGCGAGGCGTGGACCGACAGATCATGCTGGTCGCATACAACGCAGCACTCGCGCAGTTGCGCCAGACCAATCCTTCGATGCCGAACATTGAGGATGCTGCGGCTGCGTTGGCAGAGCGGTCATTCCGCAGGACGCAGAATGTCAGCGATCCAATGGATGACACGATGTACTCTGCCCAGCAGAAGTTCAGCCGTGGAATCGGTCGCCTGATGTTCCCGTTCAGCAGCGATCCGCTGAAGGCATACAACCAGATGCGCCGCGCCTATGCGAGTGGAGACGCGACACGAATTGCCAAGGCTACGGCTGGAGTTGGAACGAACATTCTGGCTGGCGCGGCTGTGAACCCCTTGTGGGCTGCGGCGGGCCTCGCGATCGCGTCTGCGTTCAACTCTGGCGACGATGACGAGGTGATCGCAGAGATGCTCCGCGAGAAGGAAACCAACGCGGCGGCTCGACGAATCGCTTCAGATGTCATGGCGACTGCCTTTGGCAACGCTGGAATGCTCGCTAGTGGAATCATCGAGGCAGCGGTTGGCGATCCTCGTATGGCCGAAGATGTCGGAGAACCTCTGGCGATCCGCGCCCTTGGCGACCTTGCCACGGCCACTGCCACCGGCCAGTTCGGTCGCGCTGGCGGCATCGCTGCTCAGATGGTTGGTGTGCCGGTGGTTGCGCCACTCAGCGCCATCACATCGACGGCTGCTGCTGTGCGGCCAAGCGACGAGAAACTGCTGACTGAGTACCGCAAGCGTCGGAAGGCTGGAACGCTGACGCCCCAGCAGGCTCGTCGCATGCGTGTTCTTGAGGCTTCAGAGCGACTGCGCAAGTTGCGCGAACAATCTACCCAGTGAGTTGTTTGTGTCCAGTTTGTGTCCGCACGGTTTCGATACCGTCGTGGCATGAACTTGCAGAAATACTCGTGCATGTATTGGACATCAGCCGATGTGTGGTGTATGGTACACCACATGGCACGGAAAACGAAGTTCATCTACATCGGTCTTCACGAGGCTCTCGCTCGTCGCGTTCGCGATGCAGCGAAGGCCAGCAACACCCGCATCTCTGCATTCGTGCAGTCGATGCTTGATCAACACTACCCGGAGTCGCACAAGGCTTCTGACGAGGCTAACGAGCCGATCGTCATCACCGGCCAAGGCGACTACCAAACGATCGTTCGACCCACAGACATCGCGTGATGTCTGTGAAATGAATAGGCCGCGTCAACATGGTCGATGCCGACGCGGCCCTGATTGGAGTCAATTGTGAAACTGTCAGAAATCAAGTGGCCGTCAGTGGTTAGTGACTTGCCAGCGGAAGTGTATCACGCCGTCGATGCACTTTCCGCTAGCCGTCTTCAGATTCTGAATACGGGTACAAACAAGCACCTTTCGCACAAGTTG